GATACTAACTATCCAAATGATTTCACTCAAGATCCTGCTCAAGCTAATGAAACTGTAGAAAATAACGGCGGACGAGTATTCTTTACATCAACTGACCAAGACGGTAACTTCCGAGTTGGCGACTTGTTTACGATTGAACAGTCCACTGGTATCGCGACATTGAACGCTGATGCGTTTAACATCGCAGGTCTACAAGAACTTACTCTGGGCGAAGTAACGCTAGGTGGAGCTTCTGCAAGTATTACAGAATTCTCTACAGATCCGTTCTTTACCGCAGATTCAGATTCTGTTGTTCCTACACAACGAGCAATTAAAGCCTATATTTCCGCACAAATTGGTGGCGGTGGTGCGTCATTGAACGTAAATAGTGTAACAGCTGGTTTTATCTTTATCAGTAATAACCAGATCACTACTACAACAAATACGCCTATCCAGATGAAGGCAAGATTTGATTTCCGTGGTGGCGTAACAGGATACCCAGTAGCTTGGAACTACTTTTTAAATAACAGATAATGGAGATTAACAAATGGCAACAGGAAGATTAGGAACAGCAGACCTATCAGCAGCAACAAATACTACGGTCTACACCGTGCCAGCAGACACGTTCGCTGTGGTTTCTGTAAACTTATGTAACAGAGGCGCAACAGCAGCACAGGTTCGCATCGCAGTGGCAACTACTTCAACACCAGGTAATGCTGAGTTTATCGAATACGATGCTCAGATCACAGCCAACGGTGTTCTAGAAAGAACAGGTCTAGTATTAGATGCTGGTAAATTGATTGTGGTGCGTTCAAGCGCAATTAACGTTTCTGCTGTGGTGTATGGTATCGAAACATCAACAGCTTAATAGGAGCGTAAAAACATGGGAAGAATAGTATCATTAGGTATCCAGGCAACAATGTCTGCCAATATTATGGGGACAACGGCCGAACGCCCAACAGCGGTAAACCCCGGAGTTACCTTTTATAATCAATCGACAGGACAGTTGGAAATTTACAACGGCAGTGCTTGGGTAACAGTTGGTGACTATCAACGAGTTGATATCACTTCGAGTCAAACTGTGGTGTCTAATAGATCATATTGGGTCAACACTACCAGTGCGGCAGTTACACTAACTCTTCCTGCTAGTCCATCTGCTGGAGATTTTATCAAAGTTACCGACGTTGCAGGCACATTTGCAACAAATAACTGCACGATTAACCCTAACGGTGGAAGAATTATGCGTCAAGCAGATACGATGACAATTAGCACTAATGGTGCTAGTGTTAGAATGGTCTACTATGATGCAACAAGAGGTTGGTTATTAGAAGCTATCTAAGGAATAAAGAATGCCGTTCAATTATCAGTCATTAAAAAACTTAACAGATCAAGCTATCGTTGACGGCTCTATCGATTCAGTTGATATAGCAGACGGTGCTGTCACAGGCACAAAAATACAACTTGGAAACGTAACATCTGGTAAACTAGCATCTGGTGCTGTAGATTTAGGATCGTCGACCACCACAGGAACTATGCCTATCAATAAAGGAGGAACTAATGTTACTTCTTTAGGCGGAGCATATCGAGCACTTTACAGCGATGGATCAAATTTACAGTTTAATCCTCACGGTATACAAGGTATGCAGGTGTTTACCGGTGGCGGAACATGGAATAGACCTGCCGGTGTTAGATACATTCTAGTGCAAGTTCAAGGAGCAGGTGGCGGCGGATCTGGTCATGGAGAAGGTGGAGGCGCTGGCGGCTATGCAGAAAGATATCTAGATGTTACAGGTATTTCTTCTGTTGGTGTATATGTTGGCGGTGGCGGTGGCGGAACTTATTATGCAAATGCCGGCGGCAATGGAGATTATGCTGCATTTGGTCCCTACATTTCAGCTGGTGGCGGTCACGGAGCTAATAGACAAAATCAACACAGTGGCGGAGTTAGCGGAGTAGGATCGGGTGGAAATTTAAATTTACACCAAGGTGGCGGATTTAGTCACCATGCTTACAGTGCTCAATCTAACGCCGACACATTCTGGGGTGGTGGCGCACCGAGCAGCCATCCACAAGGTGGACACTTTGCCCATAATCACCAAACACATTGTTCTCCAGGCACAGGCGGTGCAGGAGCCCACTTCCATGGACATCGAGGTTCAGATGGAAGACCTGGTTTAGTTGTTGTTACTAGTTTTTATTAAGAGAGAAATCGATGCCATTTAATTACCAAACATTAAAAAATATAAGTCAAGCGGCATTGGTTAATAATGCTATTATAGGAGCAGATTTAACAACCAATGCAGTTACCAACGCTAAACTTTCAAATTCGACTATTTCTTCTAGTGAATTAGGCACAGGAGCCGTTGATGTAACACAAACATCAGTCAGCGGAACATTACCAGTGGGCAAAGGCGGAACTGGTTTAACTGGTTTCAGTGGAGCATTTAGAGTTTTAGCAGCCAATTCAGGAAATACCGCTTTAGAATTTGCTCCTACCGGAATTTATAGAATGGTAGTATTCACTGGCAACGGAACATGGAATAGACCTGCTGGTGTTCGATATATTAAAGTCCAAGTCCAAGGAGGCGGTGGCGGCGGTGGCGGCCACGGAGAATCTGGCGCTGCCGGTGGTTATGCAGAACGTGTATTAGATGTTACAGGCATTTCGTCAGTGGGAATTACCGTTGGTGGCGGCGGTGGCGGAACATATTACAATAACGCCGGGGGGAATGGCGCATCAAGTTCTTTTGGACCATACGTGTCAGCAGGCGGCGGCCATGGTTGTAATAGGCATAACAATCATAACGGCGGACTTGCCGGAGTCGGATCCGGCGGTGATTTAAATTTATACGGTGGTTGCGGTGGCGGTCATGAACAGAGGTCTTCTGGTATGGGAGGATCTACATATTTCGGCGGTGCTGCACCTAGCGGACACCCACAAGGAGGCCACTTCGCACATAATCACCAAGGGCACAGTGCTCCAGGCACAGGCGGAACATCTGGATATTTCAGCGGACACAGAGGTTCTGATGGAAGACCTGGCATTATTGTGGTAACAGAATACTATTAATAGAGTGAGAATATGCCATTTAATTATCAAACACTTAAAAATTTAACCGGCGCTGCGATCATCGATCTGCAGATCGGTTCTAGTCAAATTACAGATCGATCTATTCCTGACGCTGATATCACAGCAGGAGCAGTTACATCTGGAAAGATGGCATCAGCTTCTGTAAGTTTGAGTTCATCAACAGTGACTGGAACTTTACCAGTTACCAAAGGCGGAACTGGTATAACCAGTATTGGTGGAAATAATACCGTGCTTAGAACTAACAGTTCTAATAATGGTTTAGAATATGCCGTAGCAGGATTTTCTGGTATGCAGGTATTTACAGGTTCAGGGACTTGGAATAGGCCAAGCGGCGTAAGATATGTTAGAATTAAAGTCCAAGCTGCCGGAGGCGGTGGATCTGGCCACGGCGAGTCTGGCGCAGCAGGTGGTTATTCAGAACGTGTATTAGACGTATCTGGTATTTCATCAGTTTCGGTATATGTTGGCGGTGGAGGTGGCGGAACTTATTATGCAAATGCTGGCGGCAATGGAGATTATGCATCATTTGGTCCTTATGCTAGTGCTCAGGGAGGCCATGGAGCCAACAGACAGAACCAACACTCTGGCGGTGTTTCGGGCGGTGCAGGTGGTGGCGATCTAAATATACATACAGGATCCGGCGGATCACACCATCACAGCTTTGGACCAGGCGGAACTAGCCATTTTGGAGGACCAGCACCTAGCGGACACCCACAAGGCGGACACTTTTCGCACAACCATCAAAACCACAGTGCTCCGGGAACTGGTGGCACGGGCGGTTACTTCCACGGACATAGAGGATCAGACGGTCGTCCGGGAATCGTAGTAGTTGAAGAATATAAATAATCTGGGAGATTAATAGTTATGAAAAAAGCATTAGTAGGATATCAGGGCTGGGTTTCTCAGGTCGTAGAACCAGGCGAAGATCACGAAATTTATGAAGGTCCGGGCGCAACAATGGCCTGGGTTGACGCACCCGATGACATTACTATGGACTGGACTCTAGAATGGAGCCCCGGACAACAAAAAATGATCTGGGTAGAAAGGGATGGCCCATTTACCAGCAACGATGTAGCTCGCAAAGTGGCCTATGGAGAAGTCGGCGCACAATTAGGCATGATTTTTGATGCTATTAAAGAAAACGGTGTGTTAGATACCAATAGCGAATGGTTTCAGCATCAAGTTATGGTTAAATCAATGATCCCAAAAGCAACGGGAGATAAATTCTTGATGACCAATGAAGAATATATCGAAGCGATGGCTAACACTGAACCTAGTGCAGATCGTCAACCAGTTCCGTCGACTGCTGAACTACCGTCATGGGTGAGATACCCCGGGTGGAAAGGGTATCAAGGTAGATAATTTGCTCTATCGCAAAAAAAGGCATCTTTGGATGCCTTTTTTTATCTTGACCATAAAATGCACATATAAATACTTCACCATTGGTATAAGGAATATTCATGCAGATTAAAAAAGTAACCATTATCGGAGGCGGTAGTTCGGGTTGGATGACTGCTGCGGCCCTTTCGAAACTATGCAAACATCTAGAGATCACAGTAGTAGAATCAGAGAAAGTGGGCACAGTTGGAGTCGGAGAAAGCACACTAGGTCATATTAATAAATTTCTAAAATTATTAGGTCTGAAAGATGAAGATTGGATGGCTGCTTGTAACGCCACATATAAAAATTCTATTCGTTTTACTAATTTTAGAGAAGGCAAAGGCGAATTTTTTGAATATCCTTTTAGTGCCGGTTTAGATTTCACAGACAAACCACATGGCCTCCAGGCATGGAGTGAATTGGCTACTTTATATCCAGATGAATATACGCCTCAGACATTCGCAGAATTTTATTGCACAGGCAATACATTACTTGCAAAGTATGCCAAAGAAACCAGAGACGAAAGGGGTATTTTAAGAAATTATAATTTTGATTATGATACTGCTTATCACTTAGATGCACAACTATTCGGACAATGGTTGAAAAATAATATCGCTGTTCCAAACGGAGTTAAACATATCGTTAACGATATTCATAGTTTTAAGAAAGATAATAGAGGAAATATAACACAGATATTGTGTGCCGATGGATCAATATTACCGGAGACTGATCTTTGGGTAGACTGCACAGGATTTAAATCTATTCTATTAGAAGAATGGATGGGACAGCAATTCCAGTCGTTTGACAAATATCTAGCTAATGATAAAGCAATAGCTTGCAGGCTTCCTTACATAGACA